ACTGAGCATATGATTAATTTAGCAAAACAATATAATTTAAAAATAAAAATTTGTAACTATACAATTTAATAATTATGGAATGGATAATACATATTGAGGAAAAAAATGATCGAAGAATCATGATTTGTTTTGAACCGTTAAAAGAATCGATACGATTTATTGGTCAATTCAAACCACTTGCAAAAGATACTATAATTAAAGACCTTAAAGCTGGGTTTATTTGGGTCGATATTTCTGAAGACATGCATTCAATGGATATTGATTTAGAAACACTTAAAGAATATATATCAAAAGTGTATGATAAAATGGAAGAAAGATTAAAAATTTATGAAGACCTTTCAAAAACTTTTGGTGTTTTTAAAAAAATTGAAATAAAAGAAGATTAATGATTATTATAAACAAAAGAGTTGGATATATTAATCAATTTTAATATTTCCAAAGAATATTATCAATTATTTTATTTTTTGAGCACCATCTTGAAATGGTTGATTGATTTACTTTTTTCACATTAGCTGCTTGTGCTGTTGATTCGAACATTTCAATTATTTTATTAACATTTAAATCCACAAGATAAACTTTTTTACAAATAATTTCTTTTTGTTTTTCAGACAGTCCATTTTCTTTTTTTGTTTTACTAATTTTTTTCTTAGTTTCCTCATCTCGATTTTTACCTTGCCAATATCTTGGTGATTTAATACTTAAATTTAATTTTTCCTCCTCAGTTTTTTCTTTACCATATTTTTTAGCATCCTTACTACCCGCTTTAGCAATTCTTCTATTAATCCATTCATCGGATTGTACTATACCTAAATGTGATTTGGACATTTTATCTAATGTTTCAATATCAGGTATCGCATTTTTTCCACCAAATTCAATATTATAACCAAATTCTTTATTATTTGATTTGTACTCTTCTATATATTTAATTTCTTTTTTATTTAACTCATCTAATGTTGTGGCAGTATCAATTATTGAGAATTGAAAATTTTCAAATCCATATTTATTGAAAGCACTTAATAAATGTTGATTGTAAAAATTTTGATATTTAAATGCTGCTTTATATTCATAAATTCTTTTATTTAGAGGTCTTATTGTCTGACCAATATATTTTTTATTATTAATTTTATTATTAATTTGATAAATAAATCCGAAAACAACATTACCGTTGTTAAAATAAATACAATATTTTATTTTTCCACAGTTCCATACTTTATGAAGATTTTTTGTAATTATTTTTTTTTGATTTATTTCAATATTTTCATTTTTCATAAACTTATTTCCAAATGTGAATTTATGAAATAATTTATCTTTATCTAATGAAAGAAATTTATAATCAGGTGGTATATTTTTTATTGTTTTAAATCCTGAATATTCATATATGTTATTATTTCTATTAACCTGATTTAAATCAGCAAAAGAAATTATTTTATTTGGTTTATAATCTTCAATAAATTTTTTTAATAACCTATTAAAAATTCCAACAATAATAAATCCCGATTTTATTGCAAATCTGGATAGTTCATATTCATTTTTATCGATACCACCATTCATGGCTCTAATTCCATCAAAACATATTACAGAAATTAAATCATTATTGATATATGCACCATAATATATTTGAGACCTATCAGTTCCTTGAATATGATTTTCATTTAAAAAATTATTCTTATCATCATTGTTAATAATCTTAATTATACAATCTCTTGCATTTAATTTTATTTGTTTAATAAATTTCAATTTATTTATTTTATCTTTAATTAGATTTTTATGATGTTTGAGATCATAATAGTTGTAAATGATACAATTGTCGGAATTTTTTAAAATTTCATCTTTTAATAACTTTAATTCGTTTTTTTGAAGAAAAATCATATCATGAATATTTAAAAACAATATTGTTGTTTTATTAATTACCAGTCTTCTCATAAATTCTATTAATTAAAATTAATGTTCTTTTTGATGGTTTGTTTGTTAAAAAAAAATTATTTTTTGATTTACTATAATCCAATTCAAAATCAAATTGTTTTTTTGTTATATCAATAACTTTTTTTGTTTTTTTATTTACCAAAAACCAATGAGTAATATTATTTATTTTTAATATGGATGGAGTATAATTCATTCTTTCGTCATCATTAAGTAAATAATAAAATGCTTCTGTTGCAACATAACAATGACCCCAATATCTATTTTTATTTTTTGTTAAAATAAATTCTTTTTTTAATAAATCATCACTTAAGTTTTCAACGATTAATTTAATTAGTTCATTTATTTCAGTATCTGTCATGCTCTTTATTTATTAATGCACCACAAAAATATAAAAAAGAGTTGGGATTTCCAACTCTTTTTAAATTTATTTCAATAATTATTGATTATTGTAAGTCACCGATTCCGAATGTCTGAAGACCATCACAGAAGATTCTTCCATAATATCTGTTAAGAACCATTTTCTTTGCATAACGAGTCATGATACCACGTATTGGTGTGAAATCGAATGGGTTATACATTACAGGTGTTAACTGCATTGGAACGTAAGGAGCGTATATGTATCCGGTTTCCAAGATACTTGTTCCTTTATGACCAACTAACACTGTGTTAGCAGGTGCATATGGGTCACGATATACCTGATATCTTCCACTAAGAGTACCGATTTTTTCAATACCCATGTTGTATTTATCCTGCTCTGGAGCAGCGTTTGATACGTGGAAATATTCAAGGTCATCGAATACTGCACTAACTTCAGGGGATACTACTACCCAAGAAGCACCACCACGAAGGGTAGCTTTATGAATCTGTGCTGAAATCTGGTTGATTTTTGTAACCAATGTTTGATTCCAGTCTTTCTGTACACCGTAGTAAGTGTTAACTCCTTTACGAAGTCCGTTGTAGTCCCAACGAGCAGTCCAAGCAGCACCACGTCTTAAATCACGAAGGATTTCACGGTCAATTTCTGCAGCCATTTGTTCTGACAATAATGCTGTAAGTTCTGCTTCAGCATCAATGTTATGGAATGCACTAACGTCTTGTGCCAATTCAGGTGTCCACATAGCACGCATTTTACGTGTTTCTACGGATACTGTTACTTGGTCAAGAACGAAAGTTACTTCAGCCATTCTTGAATCTTCTTCAAGGTCTGAATATACTCTATAAGTATAGTTGAATGTTGAACCACTAGTTACACCAGTGAATGGTGTATAACCACCAGTTCCAGCGTATTGTACGTCAACTAAAAGAATAATTCTTCCTAATTTATCAACCATTGCCTGTCCGTATTTCTGAACCTTTACATTGAAAGGAACAGCACCACCAATAGGAATAGTCTGATCTGCATAAGCAGAAGGAGCAGTAAGTGCCTGATTTGTAGTAATTCTCAAACCAGCAAGGAATGATTCGGTATCCATTGGTACGCCAGCAGGACCGATCAATTTACCTTCATTAGTAGTACTAAAACCACTAAGAACTACTTGAACAAATTTATCACCAGTAGCATAGCCACTTGCTAAAGTATGACCAGTTACAATTGTCATTTCGCCTTTTGAACGATCAAACAATGATGTACCTTCTTCATTGTATTTAGTTGCATAGAATGCATCGTACAATGAACGGCTTTCGAATTGTGTTTTTGCGCTAAGTGCTTTTTCAGCAGCGTTTCCATATGCACCATCAGGTGATGTATGATTAAAGTTCTGAGGATAAAAGGTATCTTCTACTCTTACGCTTGCTTTTGGATTGATGTAGTACAATTTACCAATCGGTAAGTTAAGTGCCTGTACAGACACGATGTCATTTGCTAACAATTTAGCAAATACTCTACGAATTACGGGGAATGCAACGGTTTCGAATTGTCCACTGTTTGATGAATCTGAAGACTCATTTATCATATGTGACAACTGGTTTTCGAATAACTGAGCACAGTTTTCTTTTACGTTACCTTCAAGACCTTCCAAAAGTCCGATCTTTTCCCAACGGTTTGTTGTTATTTCTCTTTGTTCACGGAGTTGTTTTAAACCAATGTTACCAACCTCCGCACTTTCCATTAAAAATCCCATTTTATAAATGTTTTATTTTTTTTAAATTATTTTTTTGCCTCTGTGTTCTATGGTTTCGATAATTTTCCTCATTCTCTGAAGATGTTTATCGTCTGCATAAGCTGTTTTTTCTACCACTTCATCAAGTTTTTGTTTTGAAGACGGCTGTATAGAAGCTGATACTTTGTTTTCAATACTTTCAGTAAGTGTTTTCTTTCCACCTTTCATTTCTGTAAGGAATTTTTTATACACTTTCTCTGATGAAACGATATTATTAACTTGTTTAAATTCATTAATAATTTTAACTTTATCCTCTTGTGTTAATGCCAATTCTTCATTTACCAATAAATTATTTACATGAGATAAATTGGTGTTGAAAACTGCCATTTCTTTTAACTGTCCACGATATTTGTCCAGTGCGGATTTGTAACTTTCTACTAAACCTGTAACGGTTTCTTTATATTTTTTAGTTTCGTTTAATTTTTTAGTCAACTTTTTGTTTTCTTCAATTAAACTGCTAATCTTTTTCTCTGATTCTGTTTGCAGTCCTGAACGCATCTTACTAACTGCACCTGCGCCCTTATAAGGAACACCGGGGATGTTTGAAGAAGGAACTTTTTTCATGTTTGACAAAGTTTGTGTTAAACTTTCTTCAACGGGTGCTTCATTTGCGCTACCCAATACTGCATTAATATCTTCTTCTGATATTTCCATATTATTACCAACTTCATCAATAAGTTTTGAATCATAATCACCTTGATGCATTTTATTAATGTTAGCTGTACTGAAATTTCCTTGATGCATTTCATCAACACCTTTAGGTTCATTTCCACGATAAACATTATCATTTGGATTTTTGCCTGTTTTCATTTTTGTTGGAGGAAATGCTGTATCCTGTGGAGGATTAATATTTTTTTCATCAATAAGTTTTGAATCATAATCACCTTGATGCATTTTATTAATGTTAGCTGTACTGAAATTTCCTTGATGCATTTCATTCATGCCACCACCCTTAATAATTTCATCGAGTTTATTTCTCATTTCAACAAGTTCTTGATATGGAATACCCCCCTCATTACTATTTTGATTTGGTATTACATTCTGATTTGGAGTTGCACTTGCATTAACACCACCAAGTTCTTCTTCTACATTTGACATTTCATTAATTTCTTCTTCAATTTGTTCCATTGTAAGAAGTTCATCCATTGGTTGTGCATTATCTAAAGATTTATTTACGCTAGTTGCGTCATTCCCTGAAAGATTAAAGTTTTCTGAAACACCCTTTTTAGTATTTGCTATTGGTTTACCAGAACTAGGACCTACAAGTTTTTCATTATAGATTTTTCCCTTTTCAGCTTCACCCTTACCTTGATTTGGTGTTTGAGCTTCAACGTCAGCCATGAAATCTTTTTCACGCTCTTCGTCAATTTTAGCACCTTTTTTAGCTTTTTCATCAAACGGGTCACCTTTACCAACAGTGTCAGTGATTTTTACATCTTCTTCTACTTTTGGTACATTTTTTGCTTTTTGGTCAAATGGTTTACCAGTACCAACAGTTTCCTTAACAACCTTAACGGGTTCTTTAGTTAAATTTTTCATATTGAATTCTTTATTTGTTTCAGCACTATCTACATTAGATTCTTTTGCTGGTTTATTTTTATTTAATTCTTCTTTTAATATATTGCTAAATTCCTTTGGGAATTCATCAGCCAATCTTTTTTTAGCATTAGCATCCGCAGCCTGTTGAATATCTTTATAGTCAGCCAAGGCTTCCTTTACTATAGATTTTTTTTCGTCCTTCATCTTATTTTATATCGTATCTAATACTATAATTTTTATATAAATACATTATTATTATAGAAAAGTTTAAATTTTAATAAAATAGCATTTAATTTTATTGCTTTTCTCAATAAAAATTAGTACTTTTTGCCGTTTTAAAATTCTTTACAATAAGAACTTATTAAGAGCATTCAATATTTTATTGTCTTCTTCTTTAAGATAAATACCATTTTTCATCACATAATTTTCACCAAATTTAACACCTGATTTTTCAGGAAATAAATATCCGCCCGGTGTACTTGGACTAGCAACTAAGTCAAAACCAATAAGCTCGAAATCGTTTTGAACAAGATTTTCGCCACTAATTTCTTTAAGCGTACCCACACCACGAGAAGATATACCTAATCTTATTTTGTTTTCGAGATAGAAAACAATTTTATCACCAATAACCGAACAAATACCATAATTTATATAACCTCTTGTTACAAGTATTTTTAATTGTCCGTATAAAACATTTTCCTGCTGACCAGTACCCCACCACATTTTTACAATCATGTGTGAAATATTCTGTAAGGAAATTATACTTGAATCAGGATGGTCTGCTTCTGAAACGGCACTATTGGTATCAATTAATTCTTTATACATATCAACCTGTGGTACTAAAACATCTTTAGGATAGATACGTCCATTTTTATTTTTTACACCCCATTTTTGGAGAATGCAATTAATTAAAACTGGTTCATTTGGTTTAAGAACAAATCCTTCTGTTATAAATTGTGGATTCAAATCACTATTTACATAACCTGCATCATGTTCAATTAAAATCATTTTTTCATTAAATCGATTTTCTCCAAAGAAATCTACATATTTAGTAATCATGGTATTATATATATTGTTCCGCATATTTCCAAACAAATCCACCTGCGGTTTTTTTTCTACTGTTGCACACATCTGAAATTGTGCAACGATTTATTTTTAATTCTTTAGATGCAATTGATACACCCTGCCAAGGTTTAATTAAATTTTTATTTAAATCTAATTGTAATACACCTCTATATTTTTTTGATGATTCTGTTCGTGTTTTACCAAACATTGGATTATTATCGCCCATCTTAGATATTGCCATCTTAGATTTTGTTTTTTCACTATGTTTTCTATTAGTTGCAGAAATTTTCATATTTTCTATTGTTTCTGCAGAAAATGTTCTGTTTTTTAATTTTTCTGAAATTTTTGAATTAACAACTGAACCTAAATTACCACCGATACCCCCATTTGCTATGTTGGTTAAATTAAAACCCCATGTTTTCATCGTAGTAATCCAATAATTTTCCCAAAAACCACAATCATGTATAGATACAACATCAAGAACTTCAACAATAGGTTTTAAATTTCTACTTAATAATGACTTAATCCAATTATTTTTATGTGTAGTACCATATTTGCATTTTCTTATATGTTCAATTAATCTCAAATCTGGATTATCTGATTTGCCCACATATCTAATTTCATTAGTGCTTGGGTCAGATAGTGAATATATGAACGTTAATCCAGTTTCATCTTTTTGTAATATTTTACTTTCTCTTAATTGATATATATTACCCATATTAAATATCTTTGAATATAAATAGTTTAAATAATCTAATTGGCATTATTATTTTACATTTTTTATAATTACGTATTTATAGTAAAAACCAGAAGAATGGCAATAATAAACAATGGTAACATAATGTTACTTGACCCCAACGATGTGAATACTAATCCAAATATCAGTAATAGTATTCCACAATATCAGGATATGTTCATTTTTGCGGAACTAAGAGCAATACGAAAAGAAAGAACAGTTTTAGTAACATCAAGCGAAACAGGCAGTGGAAGCAACATTTTAAAAACGGGATTAGAAAAAAACATTGGTGAGGTTAATTTTATTGGTGTAGATCAAAACAAAAACAGTCCAGACTATTTGAAATTTACCACAAGATATTATGATGGCAGTAATGGTGATAGTGTTCAATTTGAAGGATTTGGTATGAGCAATATTAAAGTAATTATAAACTCATCATTCATACCACAAGTAAGCATTCAATTTATTGACGTTAGAGGTATGGCATTTTTTAATCGTGAGAATTCTCCATA